ATGGACGAGGATTCCCCGCAGACCATCAGTGTGTCTTTCCGCTTCGGCAGGAATGAAAAACTGATGTACGCCACCCCATTGAAGGTGGAGCCCATCTTCTGGGATGCAGACAAGCAGAAGGTGAAGACTTCCAAATATTGCCCCTATGCCGATGAGGTGAACGCTGCGCTCGTCTCCATATCGTCGAAGCTGGAAACACTCATAGCGGACTCGGCAAGGGAAGGCCGGGCAGTCACCAAGGACAGACTGAAAGAAGTGCTCGACCGTCATTTCGGGAAGGGCACGGGACGGGCGACTACCCTGCATGAGTTCTTCACCCAGTACATCGACGAGTGCGACACCCGCATGAACGGACGGAGGGGCGGTCAGACTGTCACCTATAAGACAAAACGCGAGTATGCACGTACCTATGAGTATCTGAGACAGTTTGAGAAGAAAATCGGGAGGACGCTCGACTTTCCCGACATCGACAAGCCAACCCTCCAATCATTCGTCGGCTATCTGCAAAGCCTCAACCTTGCGACGAACACGATAGCCCACAAGATAATCTCTCTGAAAGCCCTGCTTCATGAGGCTGTGGAACGTGAGCTGACAGACAACACCCGCTGGCAGAGCTTCCGTCACGTCACCGAGGACACTGAGGCGGTGGCACTTGACGAGGAGGAACTTGAAAAGATAAGGACGTGTGACCTATCGCACACCCCCCACCTTGCGGAAATAAGAGACCTTTTCCTACTCGAGTGCTGGACGGGACTCAGGTTCTCCGACATCATCCGTCTGCGTCCCGAGCACATTCAAGGCGACCTCATTGTCATTCGGCAGCAGAAGACGAACAACTTCGTCACAATCCCCATCCACCCGGTGTTTCGCGAGATATGGAACAGGTATGGTGGCATCCCCCTCACCATCAGCAACCAGAAGTTTAACGACCACATCAAGGAGGTCTGCCAGCTTGCGGGTATCAATGAGAGTGTCCTGAAATCCATCACCAAGGGTGGAAAGAAGATTACTACCAAATATGAGAAGTGGCAGCTCGTCAGCTCACACACGGGGAGGAGGTCATTTGCCACTAACCTGTACAAGTCCGGCTTCCCCTCAATCAGCATCATGCACATCACGGGGCACAAAACGGAGGCCGCTTTCCTGAAATACATCAAGGTCACGCCAGAGGAGCACGCACGCCTGCTGATACAACACTGGCAGAAAGGCCCAAAATAAGTGTCCTGCGCGCTTCTTTTGCTTTCCGCGGACAGTTGTGCCACCTTGCTTGTTTTAGTCGTCTGCGGCCAACGAAAAAGGCCTGTCTCGCAGTTGAGGCAGGCCGTCGTCATTATGTGCAGATTTCTAAGGGCTGATAATTGTGGTTTTAGTAATACATGAAAACGTAGATGGCAATTGCCGTCGCTTCGGCAGTTGTAAGCACGTTGAGCAGGAGTGGGTGTCTGTCTGCCCATCTTGCAAGCCGTCTGTAGGCTCGCATCTGTCCGAGGTAGGCTTTATTGATAACCATCGTTCAAGTCCTTTATTTTCATCAATACTTCTTTAGCGGCTTTCGCCATCTCCTTTGCGGCCGAGAGTGCGTCTGCCTTTCCGAGTGCCGCCATCGCGGGGCTTTCCTCGCAATAACCGATGTTCTGTCTTACAACGTTGATCCATTCCTCAACCTTTTGGTTGGCTTCCTGCACCGCTTTCAGTTTTTCAAACCATATAGCGGCCTTTATTTGTGGCAAATCCTTTACCATGAGAAATACGGGGTCCATATCTTGCTCTATTTTAGTTTATAATCGTCTGTAATTAACTCTGTTCGTTCCTGGGCTGTCGCTGTGGATGATGCTTATAGCACCAAGTCCACACTTGCGGAAGCCGTAAATCTCACTAACGCAGTTGTCATGCAGCATGATTTTGGCGGTAGCCTCTTTCTTCTGAAACTCGCTCATTAGATACTTGCGTACCATGTGGTGCGCTCTCTTTTTCGCTGTACTGAGCAACACGTTTTCAAGGTTGATTTCCTTTCCGTTAAAAGTGATAATCAAATCGGCTCTTTTACGGCCTATAGCGGTATTTGTACTCATATCCTGATACTTTATTAGATTAGTAGATTTCAAGCAGTTGTGCGCGCTTAAAACAACGCCAAGAGGCTTTTTCCGTGTCGTAGTACACCTGCAATGTTGGATTGGGCTTGCGACCGCTCTCACCTGTCAGTGGCACGATGTCGCTTTTCAAAGTTCCGTAGGCGACACGCAGAGAATTATCGACCTTCTGGAAAACGAACTTGACAATACGCTCCTTCATGGCCTTGCGCAGTTTGATGTTGCGCCAAGCGGTTTTCAGTGCCTCACTCTGTGGCAGTCCGTTCTGGCGGATGAATTGCCACATCAACAGCATCACCTCTCTCAGCATGTTTTTTGTCTTTGTACTCATAACCTTAGAAATTTAATTGTTTGTACTTTGTTTCTTAACTCTGATGCAAAGGTACAAATAATATCAGTGTACACCAAATTTATTAACTTTGTTTATGTATTTTCAGTGTACACTATAATTTAATTAAGAAACATATACATTTCGGTGTACACAATTAAAATTTGTTATAATTTCGGTGTACATTATTATAATAGAAAGAAAATGGCTACCTTTGCACAAAAGTATTTAGTAACCAAATATGGAACAGAAGGAAAAAGAGAAGAATCCAGTGGGTCGCCCTCGCACGCCAGAGGACAAAAAGCTAAAGTCTTACCACTACAAGGCAGAAGCCGACCTTATCCCCGTGCTTGACAAAGTGGAGAACAGGAACGGTTTCATCAATGCTGCTGTAAGGGAGAAAGCCGAGCGTGAAGGGCTGATGAAATAAGAAAGGGGACCAACCTCACGGTCGGCTCCCTTCCACAAGACAAATATTAATGCGTAAAATACGCACTGGTGAGATAGTGGTAATTAATTATGGCCTAAAATTCACTTTCCAGACGCTTTATCAATTCCCTTGCCTCTTGTTCAGATAACTCGCGGTCGTTAATTGATTGCCCGTTGGTGGTTACGTCGATGCGCTCCCCAAAGCCTTCTGTTCGTCCGAGTGTGCTGAGAAGGTATCTGAGCATACTGCCGTCGGGGGGAACCTGATAGCCTGCAAAATTGCCTTTGTCGTCCTTCAGCGGGATGCCGAGGGCGACGATTCTCGATGTTGATATTACCTCGTCGAGGAACTCCCCTCGCGCATCATCAAGTGTCGCCTTGTAATCTGCATCATCGTTTATCCAGTTGTAAACGGCATGTCGGGAAACGCCAAAAGCCCTTGCCACTTGGGTGAGGTTGCCACGGCATTTCGTCATTGCCTCCCTGAACTTTTCTATCGGTGGTCTCATTGTATCATATTTATTATTTCACTGCCTGAAATGAACTTGTCACTCTCCCTTATGCCCGTGATGTCGCAGAACATGCGCTTCTCGTCCATGCTGGCGAAGCTGATAGTGATGTAGGCTTCTATGTCACGTTGCTCCTCAATCGTCTTTTCTCGGTACTCCTTGCGCTGCTCTTTGGCAACCGTTCGGCGTTCCTGGGTCACTTCGGGAGTGACGATGAGGTCATCCATAGCCTCAACGACGACAGGCTCTTGTGGGAGGAAACTCTCTATCTGTGCGAGGTCGTAAGGCTCTATGCCTGCAAGGTTAGCGTCTATGTCGGGCAGATAGTCGGCAATCATCTCGTAGTCGGGACGTGTCGAGCCAAGTGCCATGTAAGTCATTTGCTCCTTCTCTGCCTTTTCGTCGAAGTCCACTACCTCCACCTTCACGGGGTAGTCGTTGGTGCCGTCGTACTTGTTCAGCAGGTCGAGGGCTTTCACCCTTCGGTGTCCGTCTATGAGGTTGCCCGTGCGTCGGTTCCACACAATACCCCCAAGGTAGCCGAAAGCCTTGATGTTCTTCCGCTGTCCGTCCACCTGCTTGTCGCTATGCACCTTCGGATTGTAGGGGTTGAGGCTCAGCTGCGAGCGCATAACCTCTTTTGTCTCACTTGTCTTTATCTTTGCCATTTTCTTTCTGCTTATAATTGAACATCAGACGCTCTGCGAGGGGCAGCTCTGCATACACCCTTTGCAGGTCTTTCGGTGAGTTCTGCTCCAGCCACAAGAGATATTCCACGTTGGTGGGGTCGCAGCCGCTGCTCTGTCCTGTCAGCCCGTACTTCTCAGGGCGAATAAGGCCGTTGTCCTCGATGTATCGCAGCACGTCTCCATTCTTATAGACCGACAAGGGATAGGCTTTCTTGCTCTTGTAGTTGATGGCCTGCAATTCGTACTCGCCTTTGTCGGGGGTGTAGTTGCGCAGCATCAGCCTGCGCTTGAAGCTGTCGCTCATCTTGAAACCAAAGAACGCCCATTCGATGTTGTACCTCACCCGCACGATGTCCGTCAGGTCTGACAACGAGTAAAGTTTCTGATCGGGGTTCTTTTTCCTTCCGAGGAATCCGAGTCTCGTCTCTGCATATACCGCCATGTGGGGAATCTGTATGAAACGCACATTCTTGTATCTTCTCTGTGCCCATCCGATATACTTGTTCACATGGTCGAGGTCTTTCACGGCGTACATGTACACGCACTGGATTTCCTTGAAGTAGGGATGCATCAGGTGAAGTAAGGCAATGCTGTCCTTACCCGTTGCCGAGTGGAACAGCACTGCCTTGTCGGTGATTGCTGCAATTTTCCGTATGACGGTTATTGCCTTTTCCATGTCTTAGACGATGTTACCGCCTACGGCGCGATTGATACCCGCACGTTGGGCTGCGGCTGTTGCTGATGCCTGCAAACGCCCTTGCTGGTATTCAGACTTTGTCCGATATCTGCGCTTGGTCCCGTTGGGATTCAGCCTTTCTGCATAATATTCAGCCATTTCAAGTCCTCCATTTGTATTCAACAATCTTTTTACCTACTCACTACTGCACCTGACCCCATGCGGAGCCGTGCTTGATAACTTTGCCGCCATCGTCGGGTTGCAACGAGTTTGAACAAGAATATTTTGCACCCCAACTTAAACGTGGTGGTGGCATTCCACGCAGCGAGTGTCGCCTTTGGCGAGAATGCGCACGTAATAACTTTATTTTTTTGACTTGGTGTCTTCCAAATTTGTGCCTAAGACCTTGCCGAGGGATATGACGAAGATGCCGTCACCTATGCGGGCGTTCACCTCAGAGCCTAAATCGTCGAGAAACGCCTGGTTGACGGTGAAGATGTCAATGGCAGTAATCTCAACGTCCAGCCACCACGACTTGTTATAGGGATGGAAGTGCGCCCGTGTGAAAGGCTTGATGTCTGTCATCATATACGGATCATCGGGGTCGTTGAACTCCCCCATCCTTGTTGCCCAATGGTCGGTGAATAATCTGTACTCTCTAACCTTCTCGCCTTTTAATATCTGTAAGGCGAAGCACTTGCGCATCGGCAGGTCTAATACTTTGTCTTTCTTTTTCATATATGCCATAATATCTTAATACCAGTCACAAAATTATAAATTTTATTTGATGTATGCAAGTCAAATGGCATATATTTGATTATCAAATACTTTTTTCGTACCTTATATGGTAATGGGGCAACAAAAAGCCGCCAATGCCTCACGCACCAGCGGCTCAAACGTTCTTTCTTTATTCTGAATTTTACATCTTATACGTAGACTTCACGCAGACGCTCGGAAAGGCGTTTCAGTCCTTTCTGTATGGCCTCACGGTTCTTGCCCCTTGGCGTCGAAAGCCCTGCCTTGTACTTCCGCATCAACGAGGGGTTTATACCCATCCACTCGGCAAGAGCTGAGACATTTAGAAAGGGAAAAGCCGCAAAGAGGGCTGAGAGGTCATAGGTAAACACAATGGAAGCCCCCTTGAAATCTGGAGCCTTTCCCGTGCGCCCTTCCATGAACTCGGCTTGCTCTTCCATCATTTCCAAGAACTCCCTACGTACTTCTTCCTCGCTTAGGCCATTGGCATAGACACCAGGCACAGACTCGGAGTAAGCGGTAAAGCCGCCATCCTCACCACGTTCAATAATTGCCTTAATAACTTTCTGTTCCATTGCTCACTACATTTTTTAAGTTTGTCTTAAAGTCAGCCCGTCACTAAGGGCGGGCCGACCGACACACGTTAATTACTTCTTTCTTCGTTTCTTAAAGGCTTCTTTCAATCCTGTCTCGCGTAACATCTGATTAAGTAGCGGCGTGCCGATTTCCTTTGACGGATGCCTGCCTACAGGTATTGAGTAGTCGAAGTCTGGATGTACGTACCTATAATGGTTCGTACCACCTTCGAGATACCATCCTTGGCTCTCGATGAATTTGTAAAACTCAGAAAACTTCATAATATAAAAGAACGTTTGTCTCTTTAAGACAATGCAAAGGTAACAAAAATGTATCTATTTACCAAATAAAACGGCAACAAATTTGTTTCTGATATGCTTTTTTAACACTTCAACAAAAAGGCTTGGGAACAAAAGCTGCCCCAAGCCTATGGAATGATTATGCTCACGCTCCATCACCCTCGCAATATGAGTAAATATCCACAAAAATGACCTTGTGGTGTGTCTTAGCCCCATTAAGAGAACTCAAATTGTTCTTGGCGGACGTTTCCCTGCCATCAGCATGAGGATTTTGTATCTTGTGATTTCATGTCTGCTGTCAAGTTTCCCCGTCCTCCTTATCTTTTCTTCGTAAGACCGAAGTTCTTCCATCTGTTCGAATGTTATCATAGATTTTGCAAGTGCTTTGTGTCTTCCTTTATCCCATATAACAGGTCTGCCCATTGCTTGTACATGTTCTTTGTCGCATTGGCAATATCCCATAAATAGTCCATTTCGATTCTCGCTATTTGCCTAATTTCATCTGTGTGGCTTGATATTTGGGTCATCACTCCTCCTGCCAGGGTGATGGATTCTAAAAGAGACCGCCCGTCGATTCTGTGCTGCTCTACGGCTATCTGTATGGCGGTGAGCCTACCATTGAGGATGTCACCCTGCTCCTGCGTGAACGACTTCACGGCGTTGTAAGTAGAGGATGCCTCGGTGTCGGAACTCCCTTTTCCCGTGTAGCCTACTGCTTCTGCCCATGCGTCACGCTGAGCCATGCGCTCACCGAGTTCCCTCTGGTATTCGGCGTTGTACTCGTCCCAGTCGTTTTTGGTCATGGTGCCAGAACCGATTTTCTTAGCCCATTTCTCATAGAACCCTTGAAGCCACTTGTCAAAATCATCACCGAGGATGAAATTGTCAACGATACTCCTGAACAGAGCCTCGCCGATGTTCTCCCCTGCCTTGTCAGCGGTGGACTCCATGTCGTAGAGCGTGCTGGCGAAGGAATTCTTCAGTGAGTCGAATGAGGTGGAGGTCAGATGCTCGTTGACTTGCTTTTGAATGTCCTCTACTTTCTGCTCGCCGTCGATGATGCCCTGTAGGTATTTCTGCGTCTCGTCGTTGAGTTTCGCCCAGAACTCGGGGGCTTGTTCCTGCAACTTCCTAAGCTCTTCGGCAGAGAGACTGAACAGTCCCTCCAGCCTGCCACCGAGCCCGGCATAGTTGCTGGTGTTGCGTCCCAATGCCGCAGCCACTTTGGCCCAATCCTGATCGCTCATTCTCTTGCGTTGGCGGACGCCTTGTGAGTGCGACCCGGCACTGGCTCCCGAATTAAGCCATTCCCTGCCAAGGTTGCGGTAAGCCTCGGCCTGCTTGTTGATGATGTCGATAGCCTCCCGTCCGGCTTTAGTGGCCTCTGGTCCATACGACATGTTGATATATTCCTGCTTGCGGTCGAGCATTGTGTCCCATACGTCAATCAGGCGGTCGTACTGCTTCACCATGTTTTCGTAAGAAGAATAGTCGGCGCCAAACATGCCGTCGAACGCATCCACCATCTGAGATATACCCTTTACCGCCGCCATGGCACCGCCAACGATGTCGCCGCTCATCATCTGTGCCACGCCCTGCCCGGCGGTCATTATTCCGTCAAGGCCGTCAATGGCCGAGGAAAACTTGCTGTCATCAGCCCCGAAGATGTTTGCCACGTCTGAGCCGAACTCTTTCAAGGCAGGAAGGGCTTCTTTGATTGAAGAAGCAATCTGCCCGAAAGCATTGGTCTTCTCCTCCTTGGTCGTCGCCTTTTTCAGTTGGGCGATGGCCTCTTTCATGTTGCCGATGAATGATTGATATGGGGATTTCTGCTTCAGCTCACCCTTCAAATCTTTCAGGCGGTCGGTCAGGTCCTTGATGCTGATTTCTCCACGGAGGATGCGCTGGATGTCGGCATCCGAGAATCCAAGGGATGCAAGTTCATCCTTGCTGGCTGTGCCCTTGTGCCCCTCCATGTATTTCACCAGAGCCTCGTACTTGTCGATGATGGATTGTATAGCCTTGACGGATTTCTTGGAAGCGTCGGCGAAGAGGTCGGCCATACCCTGCGTTACGAGTCCGAAGCGTTCGTCCACTTGCCTGAGAGCCTCCTCCTTCTGCTGACCGAGCATCAGTTTCTCACCCTCGGTCTGCGCCTTGCGTATCTTCTCGTCATACTCCTCGGTAATGGCCTGACGCTGTTGCTGATAGTCGCCGTATTGTTTCAGGTACTCACGCAGGGACGCGGCTTGCTGGTCGGCAAGCTCCTTCATGGCACGCCTCCTTTTCGCCTCGGCCTCCAGTTCCTTCGCCTCGATGTATTCAAGCTGTTCGATTGTATAAGAGACCTGCGATGCTTCTTTGTAGGTATCACTCGCATAAAAATTACTCCCTTTGTTGGAAGGGTCGGCATCCCATAAGGCCTTGGCTTCGGCAATACGTTTTTCGAGCAGGTCCTCATTGCCCCTGCGAATAGCTTCCTTCTCGCGGTCGTAGTCCAGTTCTATCTGTGCTATCACCTTGTCCTCTCCCTCGTCCATGGCGGCTATCCTGGCCTCCCTGATGGATAATTCAAGCTCTCGCTGTTCTCTCTCAGAGTCCCTCTGTTGCTTGGCGCGGAGCTCGGATTGCTTCTCCTCGGCCTCAGTGTCTTTTATCTGCTGCCGTTCTATCTTTTTCTGCTCCCTTTCTCTCTCCCGGCGTTGTTTTTCTGCTTCCTTGGCGGCTTTCGCCCCAGACTTGTCCTGTACGGTGAAATTTTTCTCCGCCTTCTCTGACGCAGAGAGGGCATCATTGGCCGATTTCATCCGCTTTTCGGCTTCTTCCTTGGTCATCAGTTCAGTGGAGGAAGCGAGGTCTTTGGCGGCACGCCGGTTCTTCTTCGTCTCTTCCGCAGCCGACTTGCGCCATTGCGCCATCGTCTTTCGCTCGGTCTTGATATGGGTGTCAAGGTCATTGACATAACTCTCAGCTTCCTCGATAGAGACAGACTCAGTCCCTTTGTCCTGGATTCTTGTCTTGCCGCTTTTCTTGGCCTTGCCTATGGCCTCAGACCATCTCTTGCGCTCTGCCTCGGCCTGTGCCTTCGTGAGGTTCTTGATGTTGGCTGTACGCTCCTTTATCTGACGCTTCCTCGCCTCACCCTCGTATGCCCTCTGCTCATTCTCGGCGGCTTCAATCGCTTTGTCTATGTCTGTCAATCCGAATGTACCCCTGCCGTTTTCAGATATATAGCCTGAATGCTTGTTGTCAAGGATTATCTCCTCGCCAGTTCGACTCCCTCCATTTCTCTGTTGTCTCAGCTCCTTGATTCTTTTCAAATCCCTCACCCTGTCTTTCGCCTCGTCATAGCTCTTCTGGAACTGCAACTTCTCTTTCCTGGCTATCTCGGCGTTGAGCAGCTGATAGGCACCGGTGAGGTTGTCGACCAGTGCCTTCTCTGACCCATACTTCGAAAGCAGGGTCGGGTAGAGCGATACGAGTGTGTTGTAGGCGGCAGTGCGCTCCTCTTGTGTCGCTGTCTCATCCTTCAAGACGGCTATCAGCTTATCAACTTCCGATTTCGCTTCACTGACAAGATTTGTATTTCGCTCCATCTCGTCATCAAAGTTCTTTTGGGCGTGCTCGGCGGAGGACATGCCGTCGCCGGCAACTACGAGGGCGGTGGAAAGTCCTCCGAGGGCGACGGTGGCAAGGACATACGGATTGGAGAGCATTGTCGCATTCAGCAGAGCCTGAGCCTTCTGCGTGAGTAATATCTGCGTCCTGGCCAGCGTCATGGCGACAGTGTGCCCGTTCTCGGCAAACGTGGCAACAGCCACGGCGGTACGGTACGCACCATAGGTTGCAACAAGTGAGAGCAGCACCTTGCCCACCTTCTCATAGTTCTCAATCAGCCCCGTCACTGCCTCGATGCTGCCAGTGATAATACCCTCAGACTTCGTCCCGAGTTCGTTGAACATGGAGTCAAGTGCGTCATGCATCATCGCCATCTGCCCCTCAATGGTCTTGGCGGCGTTTTCTGACATGCCGTAGAACTTGCCACCGGCACTGGTGGCATCAATGAAGGCTTGCTGAACCATTTCAGCAGTGATGGCACCCTTCGACATTTCCTCCTTCAGCTGGCCGATGCTTTTGCCCGTCTTCTCGGCCATGACGGAGAGAGGGTTGAATCCGGCATTTATCATCTGGTTGAGGTCTTGCCCCATAAGCTTGCCCGCTGCCGACATCTGCGAGAATGCGAGCGTGAGGGAGTTGAACTTTCCGCTCTCGCCCATTGAAACATCACCGATAGCCTTGATGAACCCAGGCACTTTCTCCGCCTCAATGTTGAAGCCGAGCATCATCTGCGTGGCACGGGTGATGTCGCCGAACTCCAGCGGGGATATCTTGGCGTACTGCCTCACCTGAGAAAGCAGTTCGTCGGCTTTCTCCTTGCTGCCAAGCATGGTCTTTATAGCGGTGTCGGCCTTCTGAAACTCGCTTCTAACTGAAATCATCTGCCTGACGAACTGCTGCGCGGAGAATCCCACGGCAAGCCCTGCAATCTTATTTTTTAGGTTGTCAAAAACTTTGTCGATGCTGCCGCCCTGCTGCTCTATGACACGGGAGGTGTTCTTCACCGAGCCTTCAATATTCTTTAGTGACTGCTGAAGCGGGCTGTCGTTCAGCATCGCTACCCATTCAATTCCTGCCATACTTTATTCCCAGTTTTGTGAATTTATTGCCTTGATTATCTCTTCCTTGTTGTCGCCGTCCACCTTTATCGAATCACGGCCCTGTCGTACCCATGCGGGCAGACGCTTCACCTCGTCGTCGGACAGGTAGATGGAATCAGCATAGTCCGAATACATGAGTATAAGGGACGCATAGCTGATGTTCCACAAAGTCTCATCGACGGTCATCCCGAACTTCTCACAACAGAATGCCACCAGACTGCCGTAGAGGGTACAGCCGCCTATGCCGACGGCATTCTTGGCGTTTTTCTTTCTGAGCCGTGCAATGACTTCTCGCTTCTTCTGCTCCTTATCCATCCCGTAGTGTTTCTTGACCTTTTCAATGTCTGCGGTCTCATCTTGCAGTATTTGAAGAAGCAGTGTTGCCATTTCGTCGTTTGTCAGCCCCTCACGGAAGATGGTGATGCACTCTTGAGTCCGCCTCTCATCATACACCTCCGTTTTGTTCCTGGCTGTGGCGATTGCGATGATACGGGCCACGGTGTCGGGGCACTCCTTACAAACTCGCATGGTCTCAAGCAGGGGGTTGACTTCCGCATTCTCATGGTCGATGGGCAGTTGCGCCCTCATGCGCTCAAGGAGCACCCGCTTGCCGATGGATTTCGGCCAGATGTTGAAAAATCTCTTTTCTTCACCCTCCCCGATGGAAAATGTCATCGGCATCTCGATAAGCATTTCGGCGAAGAGGTTCTCGATGTATTTTTGTTCTTGTTTCTTACTCATATTCTTCTTTTGTTATAATAAGCTTCAATTTTGTCACTTGTTTGTGAATCTCCCGTTTCTTTGCCCTGATGTTGTCCTGCCGCTGCTTGAAATAGGCGATAGTCTCGGCAAATGCGGCATCCTTCGCATCGAGTTTTAGGAGTGTGTCGCGCAGGGAGTCAATCTGGGTGATGATTTCTTTCTTCGTCATGGCTTAAAATAAAGATGGTTCTGTTTCTTCAATCCCATACACTATCCTCGGTTGCCGGCGGTCTATCTTCTTGGTGGCGTTTATCCCGATGCAGAGGTTGTCGTTCTTGATGGCACCGGCGTACTGCAAGCAGTCGAGAACGGTTTTCAGGCAGTTGTCAAGGTCGTAGGCGTTGCTGCCCTCATAGACGGTGATATGCAGGCGGAAAGGTCTGCTTATCCCCTTGTTTCGATAGATTTGACACTGGTCGTTGAACGTGCGCTCATACGCCCGGATGCTCTCGTTCTTGATAATCCTGCGCCCTCCCGCAGAATCAGGTACCGCCATGTAATTGTTGGCCTTCGATACCACTTGTCCGTAAATAGTCTCCATTTCCATAGTTATCCTGATTTAGTTGTGAAACAATCTTCTTCTCTCGCTCTGACAGGGGGATGGGTGTCACGGTCTTCTCGCCTGTCTGTCTTTTGCTCTTTGCTTCTTCTTTCTCTCTGGCTTTTGCCGTGCTGATGAGTAGATGGTCTCCGAGCAAACCTCCCTTCTTCGGATGGCAGTCGAGGTCTTTGATGATGCGGCACTCGTCCCGTTTCACGCTGAACTCGATGCCGTTGCGTGCTATCGTCTGCATGTCGCTTACTGAGAGAACCTCGCTTGGGTACTCAAAGGACGGCAAGGGCTTCTTCGGCCTCTGCGAGGAGCATGCCGCTATCATCCTCCCTAACCTCGGTGCGGTCGTTATAATGGTGTCGCCGTAAAGGTTGCTGGCGAAGTTCAGGCGGACGCTCGCCCCGTTCTCAAAAGTTACGCTCTCGTTGATGATTACCTCCGTGCAGCATTTGCAGGCTGAGGCTATCGTGAGGCCTGGCCCGAACAGAAAGAACGGGATGTCGTTCGTCGAGTACCATCTGCAAATCTTCGTAAACATCGAGAATGGCGGGTTGTCGATGACTATGCCATTCTCAGGATATTCTGCATTGATGTAGTCACCGCCGGGGTAGAAGGGGCGCAGGATCACCTTTTCGCTCATGTCGCAGACGGTGGAGACGTACTCCACCACGGCTTCGTACACGTCCTTCGGTGTGTAGCAGTCGTCGGTGGTCTTGGCGTTACCCTCTGCGAACTTGGCCACGAAGCTCTCGTAGTCGCGAAACACGATGGGGTTCTGTGAGCCTCCCGACGGACGTTTCGCAAGTCTCGGTATATATTCGCCGAACAAATCCAACTGTCTTATTCCTCTTTCCATTCTTCTATCCTGAATCCGTTTTTGTAGCAATTCCTTTCAAAAACCTCATCCCTCGGCGTTTCGTCGTCATAGTAGATTATCCATCTGCTCGGAGACCCTTCTTTGCAGTCGGAAGAAAGGATATACCCCTTTTCAAGTGCTCGCGACCTGCAAGAGTGTTGCGCACAATTATACTTCTTCAGCGGCGTGTACATTCTTGTCTGCTGAGGCAGTCCATACAGAATACGTCTTTTTTCTTTCTTCCGTAGTTCTCGCAGCCTTTCCCCCTTGCGCTGCATGATAGCATTAAATCCATCTCCGCTCTTTTTGAGTCCGAGCTCTCTGATGAATCGTGCTAATGTGACGTGGGTGTACCCAGACATCTGCTCCAGCACCTTGTTCTCGGTGATGGGATGCCACTTGCGCAGCCACGCTTTCTGCTCATCAGTCAGCACGTACTTCTGGCGTATCTTTTCCTTTTTGCCGGGGAAGGGGTCGATGTCTGTCATGCTATTGTTATCGTTATCGTTCCTTTGTTTGTCGTTATCAGCCCGAGGACATTCATTCGCTTCAGTTGTTCCTTCATCGCCTTGGGGTAGCTGTGGAAGTGTCCGCACATGCAGGTGATGAACACACTCTCCTCGTCGATAGCTTTTTTGTTACGGTCTTTGTACCACTTGCAGAAGTCTCGTAGTTCAGTGTCTGATATTTGTGTCATGCAGCTTCTAAGTTAAGTTTGTCAATCAATAATTTTATAGCGGGGTTGGTCTCTATCATTGCCGCAAGAGTCTGCTCCTGCTCGCTGTCCTGTCCGATAAGCTCGATAGGCGACGGCACATAGACTTTCCTTAAATCTTCCTCCAAAAGGTCGGCAATGTCGATTTTTGCCGCTTTCTGAGCCTTTGTAGCCGTTTTCTCAAGTAAGTCGGACACTTGCACGTCAAAACCCTTTTCTCGCCATTCTGCGGCTTTCCCAGACCAGAAACGGAATGTCTCTCCGTCTGTGTCTGTGTCAGGGAACATCACCACTTTTCGGCCTTTCAATGCGAGATGTTTCTGCCCTGCCTCTAAGTTCATCTTACCGCCACAGCTCACCCAAAGGTACTGAGGCAGGACGATGGACGCGATAACCGCCGACTTCTCACTTTCAACGAGTGCCACGGTTTTGCTTGGATAGCGTGGGAGAAGGTGGGCACCGAACAGGCATTGTGTAAGTTGCCATTCAGCGGGAAGCCTTCCGTCCTGCTTCATCTTAAAGTGCGTCCAATTAGTCTTGTCGCCGTCCTTTTCCTTGTCTCGGTGACCGTTAATAAGGTAGTGCATAATCTTTCCTGAACGCACCTTTCCTTGTTCGTCAATCAGCCAATAGATAACACCTTCGTCTTTCGTGACACCGAGGGCGTACATTCGGGCGGCTTCCACGATACGTCGGGAATCGTTGATGATTCTACAAAGGTGTGCTTGAAACTGAGAGCGGAGGAGCAGGTCGAGGGAGCGTATGACATATTCGGCTGGTATAGTGCAAAGTTCTTTCGAGGCTTGTATCTGTAATGGCTTAGGTGTGGACGGCTTGACCTGTACGAATTTCTTCTGTTCCTCATCGACATCAATGCTGTACTTCTTTCCGAGCCACCGCAGGGCATCGGGGTACGACAGATTCTCGTGACTCATAAGGAAATCGACCGGGCCACCCTGCGCACCACACGAAAAACACTTGTAGATGTTGCGTGTCGGCGACACCTTGAACGAGCCAAGGTCTCTATCCTGATGGAAGGGGCATAGGCACTCGTAGTTAGTGCCACGCTTCCTCAGTTCGTAGAAGTCGCCTATAACGTCAACTACCGAAGCCGCATCCTTAATCCTCTGTTCTGTTATCCTGTCTATCATACTTTTGCCTTACCCTAATTCTTACCCCAATTTACCCCAATTTACCCCAATTCCGCACAAAAACACTAACCCCATTATTTCCGTATACTTACCTTTAGGTAAGTACGGTAAATTGGGGTGGTATGTGTTTGGGTTGGGGTGATTACTCATAGTCGTGCGATATTATGTAGTTCCCGCTTTCATTTTTTTTGATGGCACCCTTTTGAACAGCGTGCTTGATATTATTTTCGGCTGTAGTTTCACCCTTGTCCCGAAACTCCATAATAGCTTTCTTCAGTTCACCGTAAGAAATTGGGGTCGGGTTGTTACGCATGACCTTCAAGACATCTACCAGCACATTGTCATACTTGCCATCTTTCTTGCGGAGACCGTTATCACCAGTCTCTTCAAAAGGCACACGTTGACCGGTAGAATTTAGCACAAAATTCTCGTCCATACTTAGCACCATAGCAGAATCTTGATAGTACAACTGGGGGCAGTAATTGTGCTTAACGAAACCAAATAGACGTAATTCCTTATCAGTCTTATTAACCCGGAATTCTATTGCAAAGCGTGGCTTGTTGACGAGTGCCTGGCTGCCTGCAACGTTATCCCTTGACATAGGAATATTGTCCGTCCCCTTGTTGGTATGGTGCAGTAGGATTACAGTGCAGTTGTATTTAAATGCAAGACTGGCAAAAGGTCCCATAGCGGCTCTTGTATCTGATGCGCTGTTCTGTTGCTTTCCGCTTATCACGTCAATAAAGGCATCTATAATGACCAAATCAGCGGGAGCTTGGGATAATTGATTATCAAGTTTCTCCAGAATGTCATCCGATGAAAAAATGAACCTTAGCCTTTTAGCTTCCTCTGCGGACATACATATTGATTCGTTCATTGTCTTAATGTAGTTCTTTGCAACTGGCTTGGGGTCTTCTGTGGAAACATAAATAGCACTTCTGTGCTTGCCCGTATACTCCCATCCGAGAAAAGGCTTGCCAGATACTACAGACATTGCCAACTGACGCAAGAGGGTTGACTTATTACATCCTCCAACACCTGCGATAATACCTAATCCAACAGGAATAACGGGATAATCTTTGCCGCCACGGGTGTCTTGGTAAATGCGTGGAACAGGTTCGTAATCCTCTGCAAGAAACTCATCGGCTGTGTAGTATTCACGCTCAATGATAGGCATGGGTGAGACTTGCTGCTGTGGTGAAGGCGGTGCTTCACCTCGCCCCGCCAGCCGCTCAATCTCATTACCGACCTGCTGAGTGAATGTGTTTGTATTTTCTTCTGCCATACGCGCGCGTAAAGAGTGTTTACTTTTGCTACCTGATGTTGCCTTTCCCGATTCGTGCGAGGTTGAGTCGGCTGTAATCAGCCACCGTCCCGAACATCATCGTTATCAGGTCGTCCTCTTCCTGTTGCTCCTTGCTTTTCTTTGGTTTGGGTTTTTCCACAAAATAGCTGTCGAGGCGTTCCTTGCCGAGTTTGTGCTCAAACGCCTCGTAAAGCTTCTGGGACATGAACCCGTCCCTCAGTGCTCGTTCTTCGACGTGCATGGGGCTTAACCCGAAATACTCTTGACAGTCACGCCAACAACGTATATCTGTGAGCCGTTGATGGAATGGGTCTCTCTCTCCATTGTTGAAAACTTCCGCTTCGAAGCGTACACAATCGAAATTGGGGTGTTCTTCGTGTAGATATGCCATTGTTCCTCCTTTCCTTGGTTACATCATTGCTGCCAGGGCCTCGATTTCTGCATCCGTCATGGGCTTCGGGGTCTCTCGCTCCTTCTTGTCGTTCTGCTTCTTGGCCCACTTAATCATGTCACTGCCAAACTGACGGGTGGCACTGCGCACGCTCTCGTTTGTGCCGTCGTGGGGGTACATTACTTCGGCAACCTTGTCAAGCTGCTCTTGTGAGAAATCTCTGTTAATCATCTCTGCGGACAGAAAGTCGCGCATCTGTTTTTCTTCTTTTGTCATTTTTTTTATTGTGTTATCCTGATTGGTGTTTATTCCTTTTCTTCCACAGGTGCCCATCGTTTGTGGGTCGCTTGCTCCAGCAGTCTTAGCCAGACATTCGCCTGTTTCTCAATAAATCCCCGTACTTTTGCCACATCGTCTTTCTTAAAGAAGGTGTACTTGCTTACGGGGATGCCAGCGATGCCGATATTTCGTGCATACTTTTTGAATGTTATGACGTTTATCCCAGCCTCCTCTGCTGCTTGTTTCAGCGTGATGTAGTGTGGGTCGTCTAAGTATTGCTTGAATTGCTGTTTCATAGTTTGTCTTGTCAATTACTTGTCAGTGGTGCAATCCTTTATCTCTTTCCTGAGTTTGCCAAGGGTCTTGAGGGTCAGTTCTGCGGCCTCAATGATTGACCGGCAGTTGTCCTTTGCCAGCTGAATGTCAGTAAGGAGGGTCACGCCATCAAAGTCTGCGCTATCGTAGTTCTCGACTATTCGCGTGATGATGTTAGCGAGGTAGCCACCATTCTTCTTGATGATGCGGGGTGCGCCTAGGAGGATGCACTCGTCTTGGATTGTTGTCATTTCTTCCATATCTGTATTCTTAATCGATTTGTTCCTCTATCAAGGAGGGGTGGCCGTATTGCCACCGCCTCCACATCTATGAAAACATTAAAATTCCTTCACGTCAAGAATGAACTTGGCTCGTCCGCTGTAATTGATGATTTTGGCGAACGTGCCGTTAATGTTGCTGAGGGTTGCTTCGTCTTTCTGCTCGTCGAAGTCAACGTCTGAGGGTTGCTGATAGATAATCCCGTGTCTCTTGCAGTAGTTCAACCACTTGCGAAGAATCATGTTTTTTGTTTCTTCAATCATAGTTATTTTTTTGGGGTTTGTTTATATTTAATAATCTCTGTCTCGTCATAGAAGACACGTCCGCCCAGGTGCTTCGGGTGTAGTATGCCGTACTTGCCATAAGCGTCGAGCGTAGGAAGAGACAAACCGAGCATTTTAGCGGCTTCTTTCCGCTTAATCATCACGGGTGGCTTTTCCTTGATGCTCTCATAGAATGCTGCCATTCGAGTATCGACGGCATGGCTAATCATGCGCTCGAGGTCTGCAAGCGTGCATCCTTGAATTAGCACGCTATTGGCAATGTTCGTTCCTTCACCCATATAATTCTTTTGCGTTAAAGATTTATTTCTATGTTGCAAAGGTACGCATTTATTTTCTAACGACCAAATATTATGGCAATTATTTTCTACAAGGTATATTTTGCATATTTTACGGCAAAAAAAACAGATACAAATTAATTTTGTACCTGCGTGCGTATAAGAAAAATATAATTCTTAATTATCCATCATATTACGTAAATAGGAGACTTCCTCTGTTAGCTTGTCAATCATGTCTCGCATCCTGTTGATTATGTCTGCTTGCGCTTCAATCGTCCGAGACTGGGTCTTACACGTCTCACTCAGCATGGCAAAAGCTTCGGGAAGCGTGTATTCTTGTTTTGGTTGATTGACAACGGCAGGTGCGGGATGCCCAGCGAATTTCATAATTTCTTCCTCTCCATACTTTGCACATAACCTTTCAATTTGTGTTGGGGAAAGGTCGCGTCCTAACGCTTCCAGCCTGCTAATTGCCGATTGGGATATACCGAGAACCTCAACGAGGTCGCTCTGCTGTAATTTGTTCGCGTCACGAAAATCCTTTAATCTGATGTTCATACAATCTAAGGGTTGATTTACGATGCAAAAGTACGAATAAAGTATCTAATTACCAAATATATGCCATATAATTTAACTATTATTGCATATTTTGAATCCCTCTATGCGTGAAGCGCATGGCGGGGCGCATGGCGTAGAATTCGGCTACAGCATCCTTCCCGTACACACGGCATAGTTTTGAATGCTCGACTGTAGTCAGTGCCCTGCGAAGCTCAATCTTGGCCATCCCGTTTACATCCTTGCCTATGATGTCGGCGAACTCTTCGCGGGTAAGGTGGTACTCGTCGAGGAATTCATCAAGAAGAAAAGGGTAGAGTGTCATTCTTCACCCCCTTTCAACTCGATGTGAATAGGTTTACCGCAATGCGGACATACCAGTCCGGCGGAGGGGGCTTTGTCGGGCGTGTCGTCGAAGAAGTCACGCATCCCCACGCCCAGAATGCCTGCGATTTTTTCCAATGTGTTCAATGATGGCAGGGTCTTCCCCCTCACCATGTTGCTGACTGCCACTTCCGTGTACCCCAACTGCTTCGCAAGGGCGACATTCGTGACACCCCTTTCGGCCATTATATCCTTTAGTCTAAAATTCCCTTCCATACCTTATATTATTTGTTTTATTTCCCCATGGACTGCAAATATACAAATAATATATTTCTTTACTAAATGCTTAAACCAATAATTTATTAATAATCGTTAAAATTAAACGAAAAGTTTAATTATTTCTTTGCGGTATTAAATTATTTGTTTATCTTTGCAATGTGGTTTTAGAGCTGCCGCCGACAGCAAGTAAATACAGGCGCATTTCTTATGGATAAAAAGAAGTCATTAAACGAGATGGTAGCCGACGTGATGAACATGAACGTTAGCAATGCTATAAAGCACCGCGAGTTAATCAAGATAGGCCTTGACTCAACTGAGGCTTACATCATCCTTAATAGTAAGGCTTGGCAAGGCACAGGTTTCGACTTTAGCAAGTTGACGTTTGGAGTGGAAATCGAGTGTTACAACGTGGTTCGTAACGACCTTATTATAAAAGGTACGCGCAAAGGTCTTGCAGTCCGCTCTGAAGGCTACAATCATGCCGACAACCAGCACTATTATAAAATCGTTTCTGACGGCTCTCTGCAAGGCGTGAACAGCAACGAGGTTGTGTCGCCTATCCTGCAAGGCAACGACGGCCTGAACAGCCTTAAAAGGCTCTGTGAGGCTCTTAACGAGATAGATGCAAAGGTCAACCGTTCCTGCGGTCTGCACGTCCATATCGGTGCCGCTAACATGTCGGATGCACACTATATCCGCATCATCCGCAACTATCAGAAATTAGAGGCCATTATTGACTCTTTCATGCCGCTTTCAAGACGTGCCAACAATAACGGCTTCTGCCGCTCACTACAAGGCTTCGATTTCAGCCGCTGCACTTCAAAACGTGATGTTTACGACATGATGAACAGCCGCTATTACAAAATCAATTCACACGCCTATTTCCGCCACCAGACAATCGAGTTCCGCCAGCACTCAGGCACAACCGATTACGAGAAAATTTCTAATTGGATAGCATTTCTTGCAGCATTTGTCAAGTATAGCGAGAAGAACGAGATAACGACCTGCAACAGCATCGACGAGATTCCTTTCCTCAACGCTGAGCAGAAAACATACTTTAACAACCGCCGTGCAAGCCTCAACTAAGAGACTGCACAGGCTTTAAAACGACTATAAAACGCTTTAGATTATGTGTGTTATATCCTATATTCCAAAAGGTGTACCGACACCGCCAGACAACGTGATACGAGCCATGTGGATGTGCAACCCCCACGGCTGCGGACTGTGTACTCCTAACGACCACTACAAAGGTATGAGTGGAGAACTTCTCCTGCACCACCTGCATAAAAGGAACATCAACGAGCCCTGCCTGCTGCACTTCCGGCTGGCCACCCACGGCTCAATCAGGAAAGCCAACTGCCACCCCTTCCATGATGATGCGTCCGACACGTGGTTCATGCACAATGGAATCTTAGATATTACCCCCACGGGCGACATGACTGATAGCGAGACGGCTTTCAGAGAGATTCTTGCGCCGGAGATTCAAGCCCACGGCCTGCGCTCTGACAACGTGCGCTACGCCGTTAGCAACATCATAGGCGGCTCGCGCTTCGCTTTCCTGCAAGGCTCGGACGTTTTGTTATACGGCCAATATGAGCGGTGGCACGGCTGTTTGTTCAGCAACCTGCGCTTCCAATGGTATCTATTTTAG